TGCCCCTATGCTTATGGATTTGAATACTACAGACGAATGGTTTATGAATGACAAAACGTATGTAGAGAAATTATCTGATAGAGTATTGTGGCATATGGCTACAATGTTTAAGGCGGGCGATGCATTTATTGTTAATACACAAGGTCCTGGAAGTCAAACTGGATTAGAATGGTGTAAGCGTGAGTTACCTGAATATAGATTTATTACTAATGAAGGGACACGGGTTAAAGAGTTTGGACACATTGACCATGGCTTTATTATGGTAGATGATGAAACAGTTATTCATGCTGGTATGGATTGGTTGCCTAAGTGTTTGCATAACAAAAAGTTATTAGATGTAAGTGATTGTTTGCCCCCATTAAACATGAATAGATATATTCAAGACTATGCTAAAGCACGAGATAAAATGGATGTTGCCTGGTTAGACAAGTATTTAGAGAACTGGAGAGGGTATAATCAAGAAGTTTGTTTTGATTTAAACGTATTAATATTAGATAGAAACAATATTGTGTTTGCAAGACACATACCTAAACTATTTGAAAAACTAAAATCCTTACACATTGATTGCCACGTAGTGGAGCAACGCCATTATTTGTATTGGGATGGTGGAATACATTGTAGTACATTAGACGTTAAACGTAAAGGCGTCAAAAGAAAAATTATATAAAATCTGTTTACCGAATGCTACCGCGTCGCTTCGCGACTGCTTACTTTCTGGCGGATGACCGCTTCGCGGCTTATTCGCCACCTTGATCCTTTTCGAACAATATAACCTACGCAATTAGATGATCCACACTTACAAAGGTATTGTTTGTAGTCTGTTTTATCAAAACTAAACCCATAATCATAAGTTAACTCTTCATCTTTTTTAATATTCTTTATAGCAAAAATCCATAATTGTCTGTTATAATCAAAAACTTCACAGTTAGGATTACAGGAATGATTTATTAATCGAGCAGTATTAAATTTAAAATCACCATCAAGATCGTACTGTTTGTTTAAATTAAACAAGTAAATCTCTTTATCGTTATCATACTTTGGATCTGTTTCTGCTTTATCGTGACTAATTTTCTTTCCTTTATACTGGATAATTCTTTGACCTTTTTTAATATTAGTAGAGGCAGACAAGCCATTCCTATGTATATTGGATCTTTTGTTTTTATATAATCTCATTATTACTCTTTGTCTAGATTAGATAAAAACTCTCGCAATTTAGTAGAATCGCCTTCTGTTTTAGCTTGTGGTATTCTAGTACCTTTGCTAGGATCAACTGCTGTTTCTGGTTGCTCTGATGAAGTTTTCTTTAATGTATTGTATACTTGTCCTACTCGTTTATCATATTTTTGAGCATCTTCATCTTCAATTAAATCTCTAATTCTTAATGAATCTATATCAAATTCTAAATCTATTTTACTACCAATACCACTAGATGATCTAGTTTTCATTAATTGTATTTGATATCTTCCACGTTCTCTCATTGCTCTACTAGTGAATATACCAAATACATTATCAGCAGTTTGTATTTTACTAATACCGCCTGCTATATGTGAGTGATCAAATTCTATTTCTTCAACTGAACCTCTGTTCAATTGTGATGCAGTTACAAATATAATTCCTAATTCCATTGATAAATTTCTTAATTCTTCTGATACAAACTTATCTTTAACAAATAAATCACTTGGAGATACTTTTTTAGATATTGGCATCATCAAATCAAGGTAATCAACTAACAATACATCAACTTTACTTTGTGTTTTAATTTCATATTCTTTAATAAATGATCTTAAATCATTTGCATTTTTGCCACTTGGCATATACTTAATTTGGAATTTACCAGATTTCTTACCAAGTATTCTTACTTTCATTTCAACACCATCTAATTCTTTAAAAATTTTCTTTGTAGGAATGTCAGTAAGCATACTATCTATTCTCATTGATATTAATTCTTCACTTAATTCAAAGCTAACATATAAAATATTCAATCCTGCTAACGTCCAGTTACAACCTAAATTTGTAAGGAATAAAGATTTACCTGCACCAGATCCTCCTGCAAATATATTAAGTTCACCTTTATTAAATCCACCAAATAGTTTTCTATCTAATGTTGACCAGCCTGTGCTAACTTGACCTGCTTGATCTTTTAATTTCATTAATCTTTCTTTTGGATCTTTAAAATAATCTGTACCTAAATCTTTGTGCAATCCTATTTGTACTGCCTTTTTAACCAAGTCTTCAACTGGACCATAGTCACCTTTTTCTAACATATCTGCAGATTTTAATATAGCTCTTTCAAGACTTTTATGTCTAACAAATGTTTCAAAGTCACCTAATAACCAATCATAATGGGATTCGTGAAGACCTTCAGGTATTTTTAAATCTGTTTTACAATTTGCATTAATCATATCTGGTGTTGGTAATGCATTATGTTCAGCAACATATTTGTTAAGATAATCTGCCGTACTTTGTAATTTTCTATCAAATAAATTGTGATCAAATATAGATTGACATCTAACAAATGCTTCTGCATTTCCTAACATCATTTCTAGATAAACTTTTTGGATGTCGTATCCGTAGTCTTTATTTTGTCTTGATTTTTCCATTGTTCTTATTGTACCATACATCAGGATTAAAGTCAAGGTGTTTTGGATATTTTGTTAAAACAGAACCAATACAAGAACCTGGATCACCTGGATTTGGTGGAATCCAAATGTCATCCCATATATGTCGTAGTTTATTAATAGCAGTTTTGTTTAATGCACAACCACCTACAAAAACTACATTATCAGCTTTAATATTTGTTTGGCACCAACCACTAATACTAACTAAAATCAATTCAAAAATATGTTGAGTAGTTGCGGCTATGTTGGCTAAATCTTCTTCTGAATTTAATTCAGGTCTCCACCAATTAGCTCCTCGATGTAAGTTTTCTCTTAATTTAAAAGGCATTCTAGTATGAACTAATTCTTCCATAAACTTTCTGTAATGAACTCTCCAGTTGCCTTTTTTAGCAAGTTCTTCTGTTTTATATTCTTCTGCGTTTGGTTTAAATCCTAATCGTTGTGTCATTGCACTATAAAATAATCCAACACTATGCGGATATCTTTGAGAGTATACTTGTTTTATTTTCTCTCTTTTACCATGCCATATAGTAAATGTTTGAAATTCTCCTATGCTATCTAATACAACTATTGCGGCATTTCTTTCAAAGAAAGGTGCTGTAAAATATCCATATGCCGCATGGCTATGATGATGTTTTGCATATTCGATTGGAACTTTATGTATACCTGCTTTAGCTAGATATTTTTTAATATTATTTTCTTGAAACAGAAATCCTTGCCCTGCGTATAATTGTCGTAAACTTTTTAGAAAAGGTTTTTCATACCAAACAATTTTTGCCGGGAAAGCCCATCTAGGATTTGATCTAACATAAGCTAACATCTTACCACTTAAACTTGGATCGCCTGGTTTACCACTAAAATCTCTAGACAGTCCTGCCCAAAGTAGTTTAAGTTTGTAATGATCCGTTAAGCCATTCGGACTCCACTTCATCACGGATAAACTTGCATCGTGACTATTGCCTGTTATTCCCCATATTATCATATCTTATTTGTATATAAATGGATCTCTTTTCTGTAGTTCTTTAACTTTCTTCTTGTACTTTCTGTGTTCCAGATATTTTGTAATAGGAGAAAATAAGAACGAAAAGAACTTTTTTATATAAACCATTTTTTCATCCTTAACTTTATCTTCAATTGTGATTCCTGTGCGTTTTTTATGATTGCATACAAAGTATGTAGTCGTCCGTATTTACCAACGGCGTCAGAAATATCTTTAATATCATGATCCCACTCGGGCATACTCACGCTCCAGCCTAAATTTATAGCATCATGAACTAACTTTTGTCCAGCCTCATCTCTGTCAGGTACTACTATGACGTGCTTACCTAAACTGTTTAATAAAATTCCTTGTTGATCTTTAACTTCACTTCCTAACAATGCTACACTATCTATAGTAATAGCATCTATAGGTCCTTCTACTGCAATTACAAATTTTCTATCATCATCTTGGGCATCTATGTTAAAAACATACCCTGGTTGTTGTTCAGATAGATATTTTACTTTATTTGAATCAGTAACTCTTCTAGCAGTATAGCCTACTATACGAGATTGATAATAGAAAGGAATAATTAATCTATCTCTATAACCACTACCTTTAGCCCAATGAAACTCATAATCATCTAACTTTAGACTTCTTTTGTCTACATATTCTAAAACTTGATAAAAGTATTTGTCTTGTTCTTCCCATTTATGTAAATTTAGACTAAATTTACATTCATGTAAAGGTTTTGCACCTTCAGGAAGCTCTTTATTTTTAAATTTTGGTAATTGTGTTATTGCTTGATATCCTACTGTATCTGTTTTAATTTGTAGAACTGCTAATGCTAATTTAGTAATTTGTTCATCTGGCATATTAAGCCATCTCATAAACCTTTTCATTTTATATGATAAATTTCTACCAACTCTCCAACTTGCTTTAAAACCACAATTGAAACAATGGAAACTTACACCCTCATCAACACTACCAATTAAGCCTCCTCGTTGTCTAGTATCAGCAGATGTTCCCATATGCTGACAACAAGGTGCATTAAAAGATAGCCATCCGCTAGGTGTTTGTTTTCTTTTTTGGGGTAAGTGAATTAATAATGCGTCATATACAATATTCATATATGCATTATAAAATAATTTTAATGAAAAGTCAATTAATTTCGAACTAATATTTTGTCTATAGTACCAGCAGTTATTTGGTGTCTGAATCTTAAGTGTTGATATACGCCATTGAAATTAACATATTGAAGAGTGTCACTAGCAGTTAAATTGGTTGTGGCTACATCTGCCCAATTTGTACCTGCACCTATTTGAGCATCTAAAGTACCTTGTACTGTTAATGTTCCAACTGCATCTGTAGTATAATATGCCGCAGTATGTAAAGCTATATTTCCGTTTATTGCCGGATCGGCTGTAATTGTTTCTGAATTATATATTGTATTGTCTTGTGTATCTTCAATAAATGTTTTAACTTCATGCGATACTTTAGGTCCAGGAAAGTTGCTAGTATTAAGATATATTGTTCCTTGACTTCCAAAGTGTGAATTAGGATAAGTTAAAACGTTTTTAGCATCATTTGTATGATACAAATAAACACTATAACTCATATATTGTTGTTTAAGATTTAGTAAATCGTTTTCAGTCAATGTTATAGTAAATTGTCCTACTTTGCTTGGTGTAGATGTTTCTATAATAGTTCCATCTTTTTCAGCAACTAAAGTATCGTTTTCATCCCATATTTTAAACTTAGGTGTGTATGTATTAAGGATACTTACAGCTTTTTCGTCAGCATTTTTAACTTCAAACTGAAGAACATTGTCTATATTTCTGTAAACGTTTATATTTCTTTGATACACGGATCTATACCTCGTAACTTGCCCTGCCAAATTCGCAGTAAGCACTATTCTATTATTTAATAAATATCTTCGTATAAGTTGCATAATACACCATCAATTAGTAACAATATAACGTATTTATTAGAAAAAAGAATGCTAAAAGAAGACATAGAGAAAGATTTTCCCTTCATAAGTGTAGTAGAGTATGGCGGCAAGGAATATGTGGGTGTAATCAACAATCAAGACCACGCAATCACTAGTATATACATCTATCAGGACCTAAAGGGCGATAGTCAGAAAGCTGATTTTGTAGCCTTGTGTAAAACCTGGTGGTGGGAGTCTAATAGAATGATCCCTATTGGAATATTTTTAAGAAAAGAAATGCAAAATTATAGGGAAATTTTAATGATAATGAATACTAAAGATGTTACAGTAAAAATGGGCCATGTCACAAATTTAAATAATCTTGCTGTAAAAAGAACAAAAAGAAGATCAGTTCAACTAGTTAGAAAACCTAAAGAAGTAATCAGAAAAATCAATCAGTGATGTATAACTGGACCGATGAAACAAGGTTAGTGTGGTATGCTATAAGTGGCAGAACTGTCTGGTGGCACGAAAAATGTACTAATAAAGATACAGAACTTCCTATATATCATGAACCTTATTGGGTAGAAACAAAAGAACAAGGTGGTTGTCCTAATTGTGGTTTGAAACTAGAGGATGAAGATTTATTTTCTGGAAAAGCAATAAAAGATTGGCAATCTAATTTGTTTTGGTATAAAAATATTTTAAACGGACCTTGTTATTCTAAAGAAAAAATTAATCCTCTTTAGCTTCTTTTTTATGAATTTGACTATGTTCTGGTGCATCATAGTACTGTTTAAAGCAGGAAAAATAACAGTAGAAAGGAAGAAGTGTTGTATGTCCTTCATTAACTTGTTTTGCCCATTTAATTTTATTCCAACCTCTTTCGTGTAGGTAATATAAAAACATTTTTGTTACAATTTCTATACCTGCAATAGCACCTGCTAAAGTTGCCGCACCTGTAATAATCCAACTTATTAAAAACGTATCTGAAGTTGCTATAATTCTCCATGTAAGAGTTTTAATTAAACTTCTTTTTTTATGACTCTTTGACATTATTTCCTTTTAATTGTTCACATAAAAGATTCATATGTACAATTACTGCCATTGCATATGAAGTTGCGTGGGATTTTTTAAAAAAGTAACTGCCATTTGTTGGTTTAACCCAAACGTTTTTTAATATTTCGTTCCAAGTTTTGTTAAGCAAATATCTTTTAGCTGGTCTAATTATTGCCAATACAGCCGCTAATTGTTCTATGTTTATAGGTTTAAGTTTTTTTAATATTTCTACGTGTCCATTTATATGAAAAATTTGATCTACAAATTCTTTTGCTTCTAATAATTCCCATAATGGTTCAGTAGTTATTAATTTATTAAGATGGTTTTCATCTTTAATGTCTTTATAAATGCTAACGTTCAAACAATCTATTTTAAAATATCCTCTTTGTTCTGCTTTTTCATAATCAATTGTACACAAATTGTTTATTGGATCGTGAGGTACTTCTGTAAAGTAAACTCCAGTATTATGTTTTTTACCGGAATCTAATTTAGCAATTCTGTGTTTAATTTTGTTTAACAAAATTGATCTATCTGCAAAGTCTATATCTATATCTGGCATCTAACAATAATATTTCTTTGATTTGGGTTTAATACAATTTTAGGATCTTTAGGATATAACATCGCACAACCACATTTACTTTCATCAGTTATTTCAATAGTAATATCTCTTCCGTTCCATCTTCTTGAAATGTTCATATATAATAAATCTGAAATATCTTCACAAGTTTTACCTTCTATAGTAATTTGTTCAGATTCAAATAAATTAATAACGTGCTTTTGTACTTCAAGAAAGTCTACATCTTTGTTCTTAAACGTTTCCATTTTTATTTCTATATCTTTCATTATAAGTTTGCCTCCTTGGTAATATTTTTTACTATTTCTACATCTGCTGGTACTCTTTGAAACCTTACTGCCCAATGTCTAGGATCCATTATACCACTTATAATTTGTAATTGTTCATCATTAAATTTTCCTAACATTTCCTTACCTGTTTTACAATTTAATACTAACCATGGTGAAATTTTTCCATCTCTAATATCTTGTGTAGCTCTATTCAAACTTGCATACTTAAAGTAATCGTGCCATGGTGCTTCTTTTTCTTCTGCCCAATCCATCATAGATTTAATAGAACGTTCCACTGCTGTTTCCATTGTTTCTTTTAAAATTAAATTTATAGAATACTTTTCATATAATTCTTCTCTACACCAATGATCTAACTTTACTCCACTAGTAACGACATAGTCAATATATTTGTGTGGATATAAAGGTTTAACATTACTCAAAAAACTCCCAAACTTAACAAATGCTGTATAGTATGGGCTCTTACAAAATTCTTCGTATGTTTTTTCTTTTTCCATTTTTTGACACAATTGATAAAATCTAATAAAAGTTTGATATCCTAGTTGAACTCTCCTTTCATCCTTTTGTAAAAATCTTCTTTTTTGTTCGCACATATGGACAGCTAAAGTTTTTTCTCTAGTAAACTTTGCGTTACAATGTTTACAAGAATGCAACTTTTCTATCATAGTACTTTTTTAACCTCTTCTTTTGACATACCAAAGTCTTGTGCTAATGTTTTTAATTCTTTAGCAGAATTTATTGTTGCTAATAATGTTATTTCATCTTCTTTTTTAGTAGGATATAAATTTTTTAAAAACTTAACCGCCTTTGATTTACTACCATATTCTTTATGTTTATAGCCTATCCATGGATGAAATGTTATTTTTTTCTTTTCACTTGCAGTCATACATAACAAATACCATAATAATTTTTTATGTTTAGATAAAGTAAAAAAGTTTTTATTATAATATTCATTTGTTTTTAGAATAGTTAATTCTTTATCTTCTTTTTTACCTACTACTGAACTTGCATATCTATTCAATATATAAAAGCCTACTTGCTTTTGTTCATCATCGGAAAATTCATTCCAAATGTTTTTAGCATTCATATCTATAGCCGCAAGGATATCCTTCAACGGCAATTTATTCTTCACTATGACCATATAATTCCAATAACATTATATACTTTTCCCACGCCTTTTGCAATCCTCTATGTTTCCAACATAGCTTAACTGCTTCTGGTGTAATGTAATGATTACGTCTTTTGAACTCTTCTTCTATGTGTGCTTTCTCACTTTTGGATACTATTTGTCTTTCGGCAGTATAATTTCCTACTTCACGTTGATATACAGTTTCTCCACCATCTGGCGATTCGTAAATATATTCTATTCCTAATTTTTTAGCTATTACTTCTTTTTTTGTAAGTTTTCTAGATTTTTTCATAATGTAATCCAAATAATGTTGCGTGTCTAGGATCATGAAAAGTAATTTTAATATGACCTTCATCCATTGTTGTTATATTTTTTAAAGACAATTTTTTCTTCTTAATTATTTTTAAAAGTTCTGGTATGTAATCTTGCGATAACCAAACGTTTGTCAATTTCTTACCTTTTCCTGTTGGTATTCTTAACACAGGTGCTTTAATTATAAGTCCGTTTTTAAGAGTTCTTTTTATTTTTTTTAGGTTTTCTCTTTTTCTTTTTGACATTTTTTTTGTTGTTCCAGTTAATAGCATTGTATCCTTTCCTATATGCATCATCAGATGGACGACTTTGTCCGTCCCACGCCTTACCTTTTTCGTATTGAACATCCATGTTCATACCTTTAGTTTGAGGTTCTTGTTTACTATGTCTACCCATTATAATAACAATCCATATTCAATAGTTTCACATTGTCTTGATATATCTTTAACAAAAAATGCACACAAAGGTTCTTTTTTACCTGTTGTAATAGGCGTAGATATTAATTGATTATTTTTTACTTTAGGGAAATACCATTTAATATCATTATAAAAATTTAATACTTTAACTTCCATAAATTCTGCTTTAAATCCATTTAAAGGATTAAACAAAAATGCTTGAAAACCTCTATCCGTAATACTAGTTAAAGGAACAACTTCTACAAAAGTACTATCTTCTTTATCGCCTACACCTATACTCCAATCTAAAGGCATTATTAATTCATTTCCTCCGATGTCTAAAACAACAGCAGGACTACTAAAACTTTCTATATAAATTAAAGGAATAAAAAAGAAATCGGGTTCCTTAGGATTGCTATTATCTAAAACCGAAAAACACATATCATCTGATACGTGTTCTGGTAATTTATTCAGTAAAAAAGTTTCGTTTTCTAATGTTAATATTCTCATTTCTTTCTTTCTGTGCTAATTCCATTGTACTTTTTCTATAGTAAATGGATAGTTAGCCTCTTTATAAAATTTCTTTCTTCGTGTAAGATGCCTTTTAGCAAACTTACAAGTAGATGTTATGTCCCATATTTGAACAAAGTCTTTATCTTTTGCCTTTCTTATGCCACGACCTATTGACTGTATTACCCTTATAAATGATTTACCTGCCTCTATTAATACTAAATTAAATATTCTAGGTATATTAATTCCAATAGATGCAACACCATATGTTGCAATTATTATTTTATTATTTGCACTAGAAATTTCATCATATTGTTCTTTTCTATCTTGCAATTTTGTTTCGCCTTTAATAAAAACACTATTAGGAATTATTTGTTGTAATTTTTCTCCTGCCTTTAATCTATCTACTAATATAAGTGTGTTGCCTGTTTCCTTTATTTTGCCTATTAATTTTGCTATGTATTCTAATCGATCTTGAGTTGTAACCAAATAACTTAATTCTTCTTGGTATGTTCTATGTACTAATGTGTCAACTAATTGTACTACATTAACGTGACATTTAGATAATATACCTTTATCTTGTAATTCTTTTGCAGATATTTGATTAATAACAGGACCTATAGCAACTAATAAACTTTGAAATTCAAATTGTTCTTTTGGAATTGTTCCTGTTAATCCCCATCTTACTGGAGAATTTTTTAAATGATGTGTTAGTAATTTTTTTAAAACATCTGCTTTTGCTTGGTGTACTTCATCTATTATTAATGTTTGTACACCACTTAAAAATTCAGTTAAGGATAATGTTGATTGTCCAGCTTTTGCTTTTTTATCTAAAACATTTAAAGATTGCCACGTACAAATTGTGTGTGTTTTTCCAAGTTCTTTTCTATCACCAAAGTATACTCCAACGTCTAGACCTACATTAATATAATCTTCTTCTGTTTGTGTAACTAAACTTTTATTGGGTACTATTACAACAGTTCGTCCTAGTCTTTCACATAAACTAGATAAACAAGCAGTAACAATTGTTTTCCCTGCACCAGTGGCAACTTCTTGTAATGATTGTGGTTGCTTTATAAAATTATTAACAACATCTACTTGATAATCACGAAGTACAATTTCTTGTCCTTCACAAATGTGACCTTTGGGCCATGTTTTATTTCCAAAATAATTTTTGTCAATAGGTTGAAATTTTAAATCATATTTCTTTCTTTTATCTTCTATTGAGCCTACTTCAACACCTTGTTTATTAAGTAATTCTAAAATTTTATCTAAATGATTAACAAAACCACTACCACCTAAACCAAAGAAACCAATCTTACCATCCCATCTTCCTAATTTATATTGAGGCAAGTATCTTGCGTATGGAACTTCCCATTTTAAACTATTTGCTATTTTTCTTCGTACATCAACAGGTAGCCCTTCAATTTTTACATTGACTTCGTCGTTGATTACTATTTTACAACTCATATATTTTCCATAACAAAATATGGATTCCAAGGGCTATGGTCTTCAGTAGCATATTGAACAACTAAATCAAATTCTTCTTCAAAAGAATTTACTTTGCTGTAATTCCTTGTAGTATCAAGACATAATACGCCTTCCGGTTCCCAATTAAATCTTAATAAAGGTTTTGGAATCTTCTTATTATTAATGTACACTATTTTTGTATTATTTGCAAGTTTATTATTAAGTCCATTTTCACGAACATATTCGTTAAACTTGATACCAGATTCCATGTTTTCCAATCTAAACAATACCGAAATGTCTTTATTATCTACATAGTTTTTAAAAATTTTATGTGATGCTTCCAAAGATTCAGCAGGATCTTTTTTTGGAAATACTGGTAATACTACCAATAAAGGAATTCTTTTTAAATCAAACATTGTTTTTATTACTTGTTTTAGTTCCCATTTTTTCTTTTCAACAACAACTACAGATGCTTTACGTTTAACAAGTCTTTTAGTAAACTCATCTTGATCGGCTAATGAGTGTTCTAAATGTAGTCCACTAAAATATTTCAATCCCAAATATTCACTTCTATCTTTAAATAAAAATAAGTTACTAGGACTTGGTTGCCCAAACTTATTTACATAGTGTTCAGACGTTTTTGGTAAACAATTTTTGATTTTGAAATCATAAATTCCTGGTAGAAATTCTTGTTTATTATTATAAAAGTATTCACACTTTTCATGAATCTCTAATAATGTTGGATCTATATCTGTTATTTTGCCTTTAAACTTATCTACTACTTTATGAGCTAAACGTTCATTATAAGGAAGAATATATTTGTTTTTATCTTTTTGTTTATGAGTTCTATAAAAAGGAAAACATTTTCTAACTTCCCCCATAAGTTTGCTATACATAACATTAAAAGGAAATCTTACTATAAGAACTTTATGATTTGGTTGATATGCATAATAACTAAAAGGATCGTAAACGAATTCTTTATAATTTCCAATTTTAATATAAGAACTTCTATCTATTTGTCTTAGTGGTTTACGTAATATAGTTGATGATGCAATGATATCAACATCTCTATTTTTAAATTGTGTAGAGTAGTTAGTTCTAAGGACTCTTTTTACAGTTGCGTACTGTCTATCAGTTAAAGCAGTACCTCTATAAACTTTTTTGGCAATGTCAGTTAATATTTTTCTGTCTTTAGGTAGCAAAATAAATGGTGGATTAACTGGCTTATCACTCAAGCCTACCATCATTTCCAAACAAGCTTCTATTGAGATTTTTTGCATACCTTATATTATACTTTGGTATTATCAAAAAGTCAATCTAGAAAATGGTAATCCTTCCGCTATTTCTTCTGTAGTCCACTCCGTATATGCATAATCTTGGAGCCATTGTTGCCTGTCGGGCATTTTTGGGTCTTCTATGTGGGACAAATCAGTATTTCCTACGTCATATGCAAGACTGTCTTTACCTACAAATGCTGGTATTCCATTAAGAACTGCTATAATACCTGGGTTACTACTTTCACTAACTACTGCCCAACAATTTGTTAGATCAAAGTCGAAGTCATCATAACTGTCTTTAATTTGTTTAGGTACTTGCATTCCTACTTGACTTTCGTGTTTTAAATTTAATTGTACAGGACATCTAGGATGAGTTCTTATTATTATTTTTCTTTTTGAATGTTCTCTAATTTTATCAATGGTTTCATGCAAATACTGATTTAATGGTGGCATATCTTTCCATTGTTCACTTTTGTCATGTTGGGAACATATTAATATATGATCACCAGCGGTCCTCCAAGGACTATATTTTAAATTAAATTTATTTGCTCTGTCAGGACCATTATCCATTTGACCAAAGTCTGCTTTTCGATTTATTCCATCTATGCCAACTTTCCAAGTAATATTTCTTTTAATATTTCCTACTTCTATTACTAATACTTTTTTATTTTGTTGATGAAATTCCTTCCATATTCTTTTATTAGGTTCCATTCTTCCGTGCCATAGTAATGACCATATAACAGCCACATCGGCATCTAAAGAGTTTACAACTACTTCATGTTCTAATTTTAATAAACCTTTTATTACTGCATTAAAAACTGGAACACTATTTAAAGAACCAAAATCTGTAAACACACTAAATTTCATATATTTTTCCAATATTCTTCATTACGACCGATCATTAAATCTGTTTTTAAACTAGTTCCTTTTTGTTTTCGAGAATCTCCTTTTAAATGATCTAGCCAGGTACCTAGTACGCAGTTGATGAAAGGATGCCCGCCTCCGCCCGTCTTTGCGGTCCTATTGTATATGTTTTCGCTATAATCTAGTACATCTGCATCTTGCAGTCTTGCACTTTTTAATAGTTGTCCAAACACATATGAGTCGTGCCATTCAGATAATAAAAATATACCTTTTTCGGCATCTTCATATACACGTTCAAAATCTTTTAAAAACTTTTTACAAGAAGGATGTTTTAAATTCATTCCATAAAATCCACACTCGGGCCATGTTTGAGCTCCTCTTCCTCTTCCAACAAATGTTAACCATCTTGTATCAGGAAATAATTTTGTAAAGTCTTGAAGTGGCCATTGACTATGTACAACAATATCAGCGTCCATCCATATTAACCAATCTGTGTTTTCATCTTCTGCACTATGTAATATAGAATAAACTTTATTTGCAAATCTTATTGCGTCCCATTTAAATTTTTTATGATGATCTCGTGGACGCTTTTCAGGAAAAGGACATATACCATTTGCTTTAGGAACATCTTTCCATTTATTTTTAAAAGCTATTAGTTTAGTAATAACGTTACTATTATGAATTGTAGTTCTTTCATCTCCTTGTGGATTACAATTTTCTGCAAATATTTCTAGTCGTATACTTTTATCTACATTTTTATTAAAAGAATCTATAAATCTTTGCCCATACAAATCCATTCCTTTTTGATGAAAGGTAGTTACTACTTTGTAGTTTTTCATTTAACCCACTTTCTTAAATGTTTCCAAGCAGTACCATCTTTTAATTCATCTAACGTCCAATGTACTTGCGCCATTTGTCGAACCCATAATTCTCTATCAAAATCTCTAGGTTTTTCTATTTCTGCAAATGAATGATGTGTTACTGGAGCCGATTGAGCTCGTTCAGGATCAGTTATAAAAGTAGGTATTCCTTCAATTACACTAGATACAGTAGGACTTGAATTATGTCCAACAACTGCATATGCTCCTGCATACTCATCTCTAATATCTTTTGACCAACTAACTTCTACTCCTTGGAATTGTACGTTTCGTGCTTTTATCCATTCTCTAATTATTGCTTGGTGTCTTGCTGTATTTTTATCACCTGGGTGGAATCTAATCTTAACACGTCTATCAGTATACGTTCTAATTTTAGTCATAACGTCTCTTACCCAATTCATAACAGGCATACCTTCCATACTCCATCCGCCATCTCTCTGACAACAAATTAATATAAAGCCATCTCTACTTGTAGTTTTCCAAGGTTTAAGGTCTACATTAAGATTCTTTTTAATTATTTCCCATCTATTAGGGTTTGGTTCTTTATTACAATATTCTGCTGTATTAGGAAATATTCCGTCAAAGCCATATCTTAAATATGTTTTTTCTTGTTTAGGATCTGCCCATAAAAATAAACTACTGTCAACAATTAAACATCTTTTTCCTTTTTTAATTTGATTTGCATGAACATTTTTTCTTAAAAGTAAATGACGTGATTGTTTTGAATTTTTATGTACATAGCCTTGAATAACAGATACATCTGCATCTATAATTGACCAACCATTAGAAACTAATCCTTGATCTCCACTTGCGTTAACACCTTCTATAAAATTTTTTATAATTAAAGGCTTTTGTGGACTTTTGTTTCCTGGTGGAATAACTTTCATATATGCAACTACTCTTTTCATTATTCTAACTCCATTTCTCGTAAAATTCTTAATGCATTGCCGTTTGATAATTCCCCAGAAGTATATTGACAGTACGCTAACCATTTTTGCCATTTCCAAATTTCTTCTTCATCTGAATACTTTGGATTTTCAATATTTGTTAGGTCATGATTGCTAACTGGATCAGCGGCTGTAGGTGCTCCTGTAAATGCTGGAACTCCTGCAATTATTCCTTCTATTGCTCCTATAGATTGATATGTTACTAAAGCATAAATGTCATCATTTTTTATTTGAGAAAATATATGACCTCCTCCAACTCTTTTACGTCTTTCTACTTTATCTCTAACAATAATTTCTCTATCAGTATATTTTTTTAAAGTTTCAATAGTATCTTCTACCCATTTATCTCTATTTACATTATAAAATCTACAAGGTTTAGGACTAGGTGTTACAAGTAATATTGCTCTACCATCTTTTCTCCAACCCTTCCATTTAAGTTCAGGAAAAGCCGCTTGTAATGATACTAATCTATTAGGTGGAACATCTATAAGTTTTTGATGTTGTACGTTATTACGAATTACCCTATGCCACTCTTTTCTTTTTTGATTATTACCTATGTAACCTGTATCAACATAGTAAAAAGGTCTTTTAGTTCTCCAACACTCATGAATAATTTTATGATTTGTCATTCCTCTAACAGATACAGAATTAGTTATTGGTGTTAATTTAATATTGTCCCAATGGTCATATGCACTAGGGTCTGGATGACCTGTTACATTTTTGATTCCTGCCATCCAATTTTTTAGGATAGCATCATCGTGATCTACTGCATACCATCTATTCATTTTATATCTTCATTAACCCGTTGACCGGCGTTTGCTCTTTCTATATCATCATGATCAAATTGTGCCCAATATAATTCAAAAGCGACGCCATCTTGTAATCCTATAAACTGATGATATTCACCCGGTTTAATTCTTGTCCAATCTCCTGCTTTAAGTATTGTTTCATCTACTAATCCTTGATCAGATTTCCAAACTCTAATCATTAACTTGCCTGAAACAATATAAAAACCATTCCATTTATATTTGTGTCTGTGTTTTGAACACATTACATCTTTTTTAAAATCTATTCTATGGAATTCTAATACGCCATTTGCGTGGATTAATTCTGTTTGTCCCCATATTTTTCCTTGTTTCATATATCAAATCCCTCCTCGCTTAAAAATTTTTGTACTGTCCATTTAGGTTCCCATCCTAAAGATTTTATTTTAGTAAGGTCAGCTAAAGTTTCTTCACGTTCTCCCAATGTTATTTCTTTTACAGGTAAATTAGGTGCTATATCTCTTATTCTAATATTTTGTCCAGTGCCTATATCAAGAGGTCCTTTAAAAAATGGATTGTCTATAATACATAATATTGCACTACACAAATCTTCTACATGAATAAAATCTCTTTTATGATTAGTAACATATTCTAATTTTCCATTTAATAATTTGTCAAAGAACATATTAAATCTAGGTGTTTTAGAATAAACTGTATGAAATCTCATACACACTGAATTAGGATGAGGTATGTATTCAATTACATTTTTTGTAGCGGCATATGGATTTAAATGTGGTTCATATTGTGAACTTGAACCTGCATATAACACTCTTGTTTTTTGATAATGTTCTAAAATTTTTCTAGTTCCTTCTACGTTCATATCCCAATATTTTTTAGGATCAGACATTGATTCACGTACTCCTCCTATAGCGGCTAAATGAATTACTAAATCTACTTCTGGTAATTCTGCCGTAAATATATTTTTTCCGACTTTAATGTCTATGCCAAAAATTTTATGATTTTTTTCTTCCAATCTTTTAGAAAGTTCTGAACCTATAAAACCTTTATTACCTGTTATTAATATTTTCATTGGACTACCAATATTTATTAACCAGTTTTATAATGATGTAGTTGATTTGATGTTTTGTACTCTAGTATAGTATGGATATACGACTTTAATCCATGGAAAAAGTTGTTTGCAAGTTACGGCATCATTTGGCCACCAACCAATTTCATCTTGTGCTTTAATTATTTCTTTTGCGGCCCAAGGTTTTATAATAAATGTACTATTGCCTGCCATTCCTTGCGGTATTTCTTTTTTCATCACCCAAGGTGCATCGTGTACTCCTTCTCCTAAATTTTTTAATGTGTCATGGAAAAGTTCTGCTTTTGGTGTAGCTTTTGCTGGATCATTTAATCCTAAACAACCTCCTTCAAACTCAAATGGTGTAAATTTTCTAGTAAAGTATGCATCGTGTTCACAAATTATTATTGGTTCATTTAATTCAACACATTTTTTCCATAAGTTATAATGACTACCTGCCGCGGCAATTCTTTTATTCATATCATATGTCTTGTACGGCTTTAATAATAATTTTGTTTTTTCACAAATTTTCTTTTTGTGCCAGGGCCATGTCCAATCAATTTTCCACATTGTTGGAGGAGTAACAGCAGGATAAACAATAGGTTCTAAATCAGAATTTGTTTCTTTAATTGATTTAATAACATTATTACTATAAGCAACACTATCTTCATTGTCAAAAATTGTTATTATAAATGCTTTCATTTT